TCAGTAGATGAAGGAGCGGTCGTCGGTCGTGGGCAGAGGGACGGGCCAGGCGAACAGGCAGAGGTGGTCGTAGGCCCAGATCTTGATCGCCGGGAGACCGAGGCGGGTGACGTTGACGAATTCGCGCAGCCAAGGCCAGGTGCCGTAGTAGAGGCCCATCAGGTAGCGGCAGTGCGTCTGGTCCCAGGCCAGTTCCTTCCACGGGTACTGCGCGCAACGGGTTGTGCGGTCGAGGTTGTGGTTGATGCCCGGATACTGGTAGCCCTCGATGAGGAACGTGTCGAAGCCAGAGCCGGCGCGCGTCGTCCATTGCGGCGGCAGGTTGACGTAACGCAGCAGCTTGCAGTGGTCCGGGTCGTTCACGTCCATCGGCCACAGCAGTTCGAACACCGCCGAAGGGCACTGTGTCAGGACAGCGCTTTGGATCGCCGCCACATAGTTGTAGAGCCGGGTCCGGAGGAAGTTCGCGTCGGCGTAGCTGTTGATCGAGGGATCGTCGTTCGGCGTGTGGAAGGTCGTGAGCGTCCCACCGAAAGCCGCCTTCGTATCAGCGTCGTAGAACGCCATCCCGGACGCGTTCGCCTGGAACCACCACAGGATTTCGCCAAATTGGAGGCGCGGCGCGAGACCCGCTGCCTGCATCAGGCCGGCCATGGCGGCGTGGGCCTGCGCCATGTAGTTCTGCGGGCCGGCGCTGAAGGCGATCTGTGAACTACTCAGCGTGCCGAAGCCCGTCGCGGTTTCGACGGGCGAGCCGTCGGGAAAGCGCTGCACCCAGACGGACGACGGCGGGCTGTCGGGCGGGTTCACGAGTTCCTGAGAGAAAGAGCAGACAGCGGTCATGCCGTTTGCTTTGAGCAGCGCGAAGAAGTCGGCGTTCCAGTCGCGGAAGGCACGGTTGAGCACCGGAGTCTGCGCCGGATCGATGACCCACTTCGCACCGTATGTGCCGCCCCGCAGATCGCCGGTCACGGTGGCGCGGCCACTGCCCGTGTTCGACGCCGGCAACTCCGTGTAGACGTGGAACTGAAACACCGTGGAGAACGAATGCGACGTGATCGTCAGGACGCTGCCGGCGACCGACGCCCAGACGCCGTCGAAGATCGCGTTGATGAAGTTGGCGAAGTGGCGGGCGATGGTATTGCTGTCGTCTTGCCCGCCGAAGACGGTCTTGCCGATCGCTGAGCCGCCGACGTGCAACCAGACGACATCCTGGTCGTTCCATGTGCCCGAGAATGTGACCGTGCATTGCGGGTAGAAGGGGTTCTGCGCGACGGCCTGCTTCCACCAGAAGACGCCGCAGTAGTGGTCGATCTCGCCGAGCAGGCCCAGCTTCTGGATGTTCCACACCAGCCGCTGCGGCGAGAGTTTGTACGTGTTATCCGTGTCGAAGTCGGTCGCGACGCCGACCGCCGTTGTCGTTGAGACCGGATCGGGCACGTCGCTCTTCACGGCGCATTCGAGGAAGTCGAAGTAGAAGTACCAGCCCTGGCTCGACGGGTTCTTGTTGCCGGTGAGCGTGATCACCACTTTGTGCTGACCGGCGGCGACATCCGAGAACAGCAGACGGCGAGTCTGCGACGTGCTGGCCGCCGGGTAGTAGCAATCGAGCGTCACCGGCGCGCCGCCGTCGAGCGTGGCGCTCACGATGCCGCAGTTCGTGTCAAGACGCGTGCCGACGTAGATGTCGTGCGTGGACTGGCAGTGCGTCTCGATGGTGACGCTGGCGCCGACGGTCGCCGCGCGGATCGCGCGCCCCTGGCTCCAGAAGGCGAACGCACCGTTGACCGGATCGTTGCCGGGGGCGGGCTCCCAATAGCCGGAGGTGCCGACCCAGGTACTCTCCTCCTCGATGCGCACCGAGCCCGGACCCGCCACCTTCAGCGCGCGCTTGCTCGCCGGGTTGCTGGTCACGGTCCAATTGGTGACCACCATCTGGAACTCCGTCGGCTCGTACGCCTTGCCGTTCGGAAGCGCCGGAGCGATGGTCCAGCAGACCTTGTCGACGTTGCTCCAGCCGAGTGCCGTGAAGTCGATCTTCACGTGCCATGACACGTTGTCCGAAGAGCCGCCCGCCAAGTTCCAATTGCTCGCGGTGAAGTACAGGCGGCTACCGCTGTTGTTGTCCGTCTGGTAGAAGGCGACCATGTTGCCGTCGGCGCCCGGCGCGGCAGTGACCACCAACTGGTTCGGCAACACGACGGCAGCGCTCAGCACGACCGGGCCGTTTTGCACCCAGTTCGTCTTGTTGATCTGGCTCGCAATGTTCGTCAGGATCGTGGCGGCGTCCGTGCCTTGAGTCAGCGATGCCGACGCGGAACCATCCGAACTCGACACGGCAATCGGACCGGCGACGCCAGCCTTCAGCGTGATGGGGATCTCGTTGTTGGACTGGCCGCTGACTGCGGCCGTGCAGCTCGGGTCGGAGGCATTGATCTGGGCCGCGACGTTCGCGGCAATCTGCGCGCTATTGAGCGAGCCTTCGTAGCAAGAGTACGTCGCGCTGCCGATCTTCACCCAGTGCAGGTAATTCGACAGCGTGGCGGCGCCGGAACCATCCGAACTGGACACCGCCACCGGCCCGGCCACGCCGGTCTTCAGCGTGATGAAGACCTCGTTGCCGTACTGCCCGCCCGTCGTGCAGGAGCAGTTGGGATCGGAGGCATTGATCTGCGCGGCGATGTTACTCGCGACGCCGGCGCTATTCAGCGCCCCCTCGAGGCAGGAATAGGTGGCAGAGCCGATCGTCACCGAGTGGTTGTAGGCGGCGTTGCCCTGCCACCACATGGCCTGATCGGTGCTCCCCACGGAGCCCTGCCACCAGAGCGCCTGGTCGGTGGTCGGATTGCCGGGAACGATCGCCGGGCTGATGAAGGACTGGTTCTGGTACCACAGCGTGACCTTGTCGCCCGCCTGCGCGCTGCTCACGTTGAGCGTGTAGGTGGCCGAGGCGCCCACGCGGCCCGTGGTGTTGCACGTAACCGTGATCCCCGGCGTGCTCACCCACTTCACGTCGTTGTGGCCGACGCCGTTGATGGAATAGTCGAGCGTGTTCCAGTCGGTCCAGGCGCTCTTGAGCGACTCCCAGCTCTCGATGCCCTGCCAGGTGACGTCGAAGTCGAGCACGAGCCCGGTGAGATCGCCGTCGGGCAGGTAGGAAAACAGCGGGTGCCCAAACGGATCGTCCTTCTGGAACAGGACCAGCACGGCGAAATCGGCGAGGTCGCGGAAGACGCCAGAGACGGTGAAGCCGCTGTCCGACGCGCCCCACAGCGCGGCCGCCGCGCCGTAATCATCGAAGCCCTGCAGATGCATCGTGCGATGCGGCTGCAGCTTGCAGATTTGGTCCATTGAGAGGGGTTGGTGTCATCGCGGCATGACCGCGATTGCGTGCCCATTGTCAGAAATCGAGGCAGATAGACAATCGAGTTCTCTGTTAAGCTCGTGAGAACAATGGCTATCGACGATCCTCTTGATGCCGCCGAGAACCGAATCGCGGCTGAACAGCGAGCGGAATCTGCGCTGGCCCCCTACGGCCGCGATGTGAGCGAAATCCTCGGAGCGCTACCGACGGGGCTCGTTCCTAGCGGACTTACCGGTCCTCTGGATGCCGTCAAGTCGTTATTCAAGGCCGTCGCGTGGTCTCTGCGGAAGACCGAAGATGACAGACGTCGCTATCTCGTCGAGATCGTCGTGAAGGAGGTCAGGTGGCTTCGTGATCGGGTCGACCAGTTGGATGGCCGGCACGTCAAGTTCATGCGTGAGGAGTTCCTAGGTCTCGTAGTGGACGCTCTCCAAAAGGCAGAGCGTACGAGATCTATGACGCGAATTGCCCGTATGGGCAAGATGCTAGGGGCATCCGCGAGGAGCGGCCCTGCAATGCCAGCCGACGAGGTCGAGGAGCTACTGCGTGTGTCGATCGACCTGGACGACACCGATGTGAAGGTCTTGAACGCCTTAGTAGTGGGCCAACGAGAGTTGCTCGTATCGAACACTGGCATGGTGACGCCTGGCCAGGCCAACAAGTTCTGGCAGCACGCTGGCAGAGTCAGCGACACAAGCAGGCTTAGCGATATGGCTGAACGCCTTGGCATTACAGATGGTGCGCTGCAGAGCGCCTGTGCCAAACTCCAGGCATATGGTCTTCTTGTGCAAGTCGAACGCGACGAGTCAAAGCTCGGGAGAGGCGCAATCCTGTATTGCATTCTTCCGCGTGCGGTGGTCTTCGTAGATGCGATCGCTTCAAACACCCCGTAGCGACCGGTCCAGCCTGGCCTGTTTCTTGGTCGGACATCACATTCATGAGTAGATGAAGACCGAGAGGTTCGCACCGGGGAACGTAGTCCCGACGGCGGCAATGCCGATCGAGACTGACGTGTTCGCGGGGATCTGCGTCAGCGTGCTGATCTGAGACGGCGTGGCCACGACCGCTGTCTGGCCGGCGGGAATCGTCAGCGTCAGCCAGGTCGTGCCGCCGACGTAGATCGTGAACGTGAGGCCGGAGCCGGTCGGTGCGGCCTGCACGTAGGCTTTCACGTCGCCGACGGTGACCGGGCGGTTCAGGTACAGCGGCTGGGCGGCATTCGACTCGATGCCGAGTGTGCCCTGCATCTGAAACACGAGGCCCGCGACCTTCGAGAGGCCGTCCGCGCCGAACACCCAGTCCTCGCGGATCGGCGCGTCGCCGTCGGGAGACTCGTTGCCGTTCGTATCCACGGTGAAGCCGGCGACGAGCATGCCAGTGGTGACGTAGTTGTTGGTCGGCAGGCTCATCGTTGCCGTCGCCAACGCGCTCGCGTTGCTGATCGAGGTCGAGTCGGCCGAGTTTTCCCACATTGGCTCTTCGATGATCCACACATCGCCGGGGTTGATGACCATGGGGAGATCCCAAGTTAGGGAAGTTGCGGTGTTAGCGACGATCTTGCGCGGCGGCGTCCCGCGCGAGGCACCCTGGATCACGCGGATGAGATTGCCGACGTGCGCGCCGGGCGTCATGCCGGTCGGGAAGGTGGTGCTGATGCAGCCGGAGTCCGTGATCGTGGTCGGGTTCGCGGAGTTCGATGCATCCGCCTTGAAGCGCACCGCCAGGACGTCGCCCGCCTCCACGATGCCATTCGGGTCGGGCGAGATCCCGAGCGTTCCGGTCGTGCTGTCCCAGGAGGTCACCGTACCGCTGAAGAAGGGCGTCGCGCCCTCAGGCCGGCCGTAGACGGAGACGATGCGGCCAACCGGAGTGAAGTTCGGATTGGCAGCGGGCGGCGCGACCGCAAGCGAGCCTGACACGACGACGCCCGCCGCGACGCTGTCGACGCTGAATCCGACCACGCCACCTTGAATGATGCGCTTGGCCTTGATCCGGACCTTGTCCACGTAGGGCGACGGCAGCGCAAAGGTGGACCGCACGAGCGGTCTGTTCAATGTGACCGAAGCGGGCGTGTAGGTGGTCCCGTCGCCGGTGGCCGTCAACGTGCCGCTGGCGACGACGTTCCCGACCGTCGAGAGTTGCTGGCCGCAGATGAGGTCGTCCTGAGTAGACGCGAAGAGCACGTAGCTCTGGAAGCCAGCGACGGCGGACCAGACGATGTTGTCGAGCGTGATCGAATACGTCGTCGTGTTCGCCGGCGTGGTGGCGGCGAGCGGGACAATCGCAATCGACATCGGTGCGGACGGCAGCCCGTTCGCATCGAGTGCACACAGCGACAAACGAACCGTCGTGCCGCCCACAAGCGCGCCGCCCGTTGCGCTCACCGTGACGCCGCCTGCCACTGGCGCGCCGGCACCGGGGCTGAACGTGTTGGTGGGCAGCTTGCCCGTCACCAGGAGCTTGGCCAGGATGCTGCCGTCCGCCATCTGCGCGTAGGACTGGTCGGTATCGAAGGTCCACTCGCAGGGAAAGAGTGCATCGTCGGCACGCGCCTGGATTTGGTACGGCGCCCACGCCGGACCGAGCGGGATCGGGTAGAACAGCGCCGGCAGCGGGGCCGGCGACACGTCGAGCGGCTTGGGCCCAACGTCGAGATCGTACATGGACGCCGTGACCGTCTTGCCCGTGATGGTGACGCTCCAATCTTTGTGGAGCCGCCAGGACTGGATGCGGAAATCGGCAGTGATGAAGCGGAACGTCGCGTTGGTGGAATCGGCGGGTGCCGGACTGACCACGAAGCCGGTGACCGTCTTGTAGCCGGGCGTCGTGAAGATCTGCGTCACGGTGCACTGAACACCGTTGACCAGAAGCTCCTTGTCGACGATGAACTTGTCGAGCGGATCGCCGGCCAGGTTGCTGCACTGGCCGCTTGTGACCGAGCACGTCCCCTTCATCCCAGGCACGTCGGGATGGGTGATCGAGACGACTTGCCCGACCTCATTGCCAAGGCCGAGCAGCGTGGTCTTCCATGTGGCCGCGCGAGCGTTGCGCCACTCCGCTGCATTCACGCCGCCGATCTCTTCGCGCGTGCGCGTCGCGGCCAGACGCAGTGCCTGCGAAATCGTCGCGCAGCCGACCAAGTGCTGGCGGGCGGTGAGCGGCGCGCCGGCGCGGCCAAAGTAAGCCGCGTGGGTCTTGTCGGTGTACTCGGCGGTGTTGGCCTGATACTGATACGCCTGGTCGGCGAAGTCGATAATCAGGTGCTCGAACGCAGCGTCGATCGGCTCGAGGTGCAGGCTTTGGAAGAGAATGTTGCCAAGCGTGTAGGCGTCGACCGCGGAGGCGTTGATGCGGCAGCCGAGCTTCAGCTTGCCGAACTCCCAGGTGAAGAAGCCGAGGCCGCAGGCCAGGATCTCGACCAGCCAGTCGCGGAACGGCTTCTGCTGCGCCAGCACGCCCTGGAAGCGGAACTGCTTCTCGATGCCGGTGCCGACGACCGGCGTCACCAGCGCGTCGGCGATCTCGGCCGCGCCGCTCCCGTCGCCCACAATGAGCGATGGCAGCACGATCTGGTTCAACTGCGTCGCCGATGGCGCGCCAGCGAGGCCGAGCGCGCGCAGGAGACTGTTGACCGCGACCCAGAACGGATTCGTCAGGCCCGGCACGGCGGTGCGGTTGCCATTCTGGTTCCAGGTCCACCCGGTGAGTCCCTGCGAGATCGGCACCTGCATCTGATGCTGATCGGTGGTCGTCGGCTGTATGCCGGACTGGTCGGTGCGCCGGATCTCAACGAACGCGGTGCCGGCCGCCATCTCCGGAGCCCACGATGTGCTCCACGCCTGGCTCTGGCTGAGTGCGAAGTAATCATAGGACGGCGTGACAGGATCGTTCCCAGCGACCTCGCGCAGCCCCATGGTCGGATTGTTGGAGACGACGTTCAGGCCGCCGTCCACCTTGAAACCATGCGGCGGCTGCCCGTCCAGCATCGGCGCGATGATGTAGCGGTAGCCGTCGGCGTTCTGGTAGACGAGCATGCCGGTGTACTTGCCGATCGGCCCCGCGCCGACGATGCCGAGCGCGTCGTAGTAGTCGGACTCGTCGCGCCCGGCGGCGATCATGCAATTCACCCAGAACGCGCGCCCCGCATCGCCGTCGTCGTTGCACCAGATCTCCTGAAGGGCATTGCCCCACAGCGTGTCGGAGATGATCGACGTCGCGGTGACCGTGCTGCGGCCGAAGCCCCACAGGCCGGTCGAGTTGTCCTTGATCACGACGCCCTGCGGCTCGGCCGGATGGCCACCGAAGTACTTCGTCATGCCGTGCGTCTGGCAGCCGTTGGTCGAGTCGAAGTAGTAGTCGCACGTGGTCGCATCGCCGCCGCTGCCGTGCGCCGCGTACGGACAATTGACGCCGTCGTTGAATGTCTTCCAGCACTGCCGCGAGATGGTCCGCACCGGGTACATCTGCGTGATCTGGTACAGCCCGTCGCTGCACTGCACGGTGAACTGTGAGCTGCCGTCGGCGACGAAGCTGATCACGAAGCCGGACCACAACTGGAGCACGATGCCGGAGTTGACGTGGTAGAGCGACAGGTCGATCTGCGCGTACTTCAGGTCGGTGTCGTTCGCCAACTGCGTCATCACGCGGTCGGCGTTGCCAAAGGTGAACTGGACGTTGTCGGCGGTACCTTTGATGTCCTGGCTGATGATGACGTCGGAGCCTGTCTCGCCAATGCCAAGCACGCGCGGCAGGTAGAGTTGGCCGCCGACGGTGACGCGGCGATCGGAGAGATAGATGTCTGGGACCGCGGATTCGCGCACGCGGATGTGGACGAGCGGGATGATCTGCTGGACCTGGGAGAGAAGTGCCGATTGCAGCGCTGCTGACGGGAACCGCAGGCACGTGCTGTTCACCGTGTAGCTGGGCGCGGCGGTCGGATCGGGAACTTCGATGAAGCTGAATCCGGTCTGGCAGGCGTTGGCGAGGTACTGGATCGCGAGCGGAGCGTACTCCCAGGTGACCTTGGTGGGTGTGGTGCTCTGGTCGGGATTCGGGACGTTGTAGGTGAACGACTTCCAAGCGCCCTGCAGGCTCTCCCAGAAAGAGACCAGCGACGCGCGATCGCGCATGCTGAGGTGCTGGCGGCGGAAGGCGAACTTGCGCGGACCGAGGCCGACGGCGTATCGCTGCTCGGCTTTCGCGTCGAGCTCTCCGAACTGGTGGACGACGACAGGCCAATCCTGGCTGAACCCGTAGCCGAAGTCGCTGGTCAACGGGAAGGTCAGGCCCGAATCGACAAGCGCGGGCACACTGATGCGGCCGATGGTGTCGGACATGAGCGTTGGATCAGGCCACTTCGACGAGTTCGATCTGCGGCACGTCCGTGCGGAGCATGTTGGTGGTCTGCGACCAGTTGCCGCGGAACACAACGGTGTACCGCCCCAGGGGCGAGTTGCCGGTGGAATCGTAGGCGCCTTCGATCAGGTTGTAGAAGATGAACGGGACCACTCCGCCCTGCTGGTTGTCCCAGAACGACTTGAGCGCGACCACGCGCGCCGCGGTCAAACGCTGGGCCAGCTTGAACGTCTTCCGCGAGGTCTGCGCAAGTTGCGAGCGTTCGGTGGTGCCGTCGTGATACTGGGCCTGAAGCTGGGCGAACTCGCGCGACTCCGAGAATGTCGTACAGAGCGCGCAGGGCATCACGCCGCTCGGCATGGCAGTCTGGACGTTGCTGGGCATTGATCGCTGGAGCTGCGAATACCGTTAAGATGGCCTTGCATGGAGATTTCGGCGGTTTTTGAAACGTGGCATCTCGGAGATGGCAATTACCCGCCTCTGCACAAGGGCCAGCTTGTCAATCTGTCGTTCGAGATCGAGCCAGACACATTGAATCGTGCCGAAGAGAATGAACCACGGCGATTCCATCACTGCGGGTTCGCCGAATACGAATTCGCAGGTTCAGTGCTTCGCTTGTACCGAGAAGACGAGTCTACCCAACTGGCGGTGATTGAGACCGATGAGCTACGGTTTTACATCGCGTCACCACTCACACAGTGCTTGCGCTGTGGGGACTATGTGAGTGGACGCGGCACACTATCCCTCGATCACTATCTGTGGGTTGAGTTCCTGGACGAATACCCCAACGCGCCTGATCTGTTTTACAGCCTGCGTGTGACAGACATCTGCCGAGCACACATTCCCGAGCGTTTCATCGTGCGGTCCGGGCAGAGCTTATCCTACCCGACACGTGTAGCACCTGACGACTACGGCCCCGACGACGTCACCTATGTTGAAGCCATTACGGACGAAGAGTTCGTGACCTTCATTGTCCAATTCTCGGATGCGGAGCTCCCATCGGAACCTATACCGCGAACGTTTCTCTGATCCGGCCCGGCCTAACCGACAAAACGCGTCACGCCACCACCAGCCCCGGCTGCTGGATGACCGCCGAGTTCTGCAGCCGCCCATTGCTGCCGGCCGCTGCGCTCGACCATTGCGCCTGAACGAACTCCGGCGTCACGACTTGGCCGGCGACGAACTGTGCTGCGCCTTGCCCCTGGACATTCACCTGGAGCATCATCGGGCCAGACGTCGGATACGTGCCGGTGGCGTACCCGCCCATGACGGGCAGATTGCTTTGGAATGTGTACGGCGAGCCATTCACATACGTCGCCTGCTGATACAGCTTGCCGCCCATCTCCGCGAGGCTGGCGGACTGCGGCGTCGTGGCCGATAGGGGCATCTTCTGGCTGGTGGCCTCCGAGTAGAGCATCAGCATCTTCCGCACGTCCGGGTCGCGCACCGCGATGCTCACGTGGCCGGCGTACTTCTGTTGCGCGATCCCGGCGATCTGCCGGGCCATCGAGTTGTCGATGTTGATCGAGTAGAGCTGCTTGACCAGGCGCTTGGCCTCGTTCTCCGGGGACTCCACGCCGAACAGCTTTTCGCCGACACCCGCCAGAAAGCCTGCGCCTGCGCCGATCGCCGCGCCCAGCGGTCCGCCGATCTGCTCTCCGATGAGCGCGCCGCCGGCGGTGCTCTGCGCGATTCCGCCCCACGTGCCGCGGCTCCCACCGAACAGGCCGTTCATCGCCAGCATCATGCCAGCCGGTCCAGCGGCGGGTGACTTCGCAACGGCCTGGATACCGCCGCCGAGACCGCCTCCGGAGGCATCCCACGCCTGCTGGTTCCAGACCGTCCCCTTCAGGTTGGCCAGCGTCTTCGAGAAACCGGCCTTCGTGAACAGGCTGTAGATGCCCGAAGTGCCGCCACGCTGGTTGGCGCCGAGGATCGTCCCCAGCGGGTTCATCGAGGCGCCGGCGTGCATTGCCGGCAGATTGAGAATGTCCGCAGGCGAGGCTCCGACAGACGGCGCGCCCGCCGCGCCGGACGTTACCGGAATGGAGATCGGCGCGCCGGCGCCGACACCACCGGAGGCGCTACCGGTTGAAGCGGGCATCGAGATCGCCGGAAGCGAGATCCCGCCGGAGACACCGCTCGGAGCGGCGATCGCGGGCGCGCTCAGGCCCATGACTGCCGCCATCATTGCCGTCAGGGACGCGATCGCGACGGAGTTCTGCACCGTCACGGCCGTGTTCAGGTCGGTCGCTGCTTTCATCGGGTTCTGATTAGCGCCGCCGAAGATCCCGTTGAAGATTCCACCAATGCCGGAGACGAGCGGCTGAATGGCCTTCGCGACCAGCCCGCCGAGCCCTTCCGTGATCGGCTTCAGCATCGCTTCTTTTAGCGTGCTGCCGAGTTGCTTGCCGAAGTCATGAGGCTTCGTGAACAGCGTGTGGAACAGGCCCGAGGCTTTGTTCTGGATCTCGTCCATCTCACGCTTCTGGATCTCCAGGAGTTTGATCACCCGATCCTGATGAGCATCGTCGACCTGCCGCTGCAACTCGTCTTCGGCCTTCAGTCCCTCGATCTTGAGCCGGTTGAGTTCGGCCTCGCGCTGGCGCTGCTCTTCTGGAGTGCCGCCGGGCAGCTTCCTTGCCTCGATGGTCTGGCCGGTGATCTGCGCAATGGCCTGATCGTGCTGCATCTGCGCGGCCGCGATACGCAGTTGCTCGACGGTCAGTGCTGTCCCGACTTGGCCGCCAGCGGTTTTCAAGCCGAGTGCCTCGGCGATCTTGATCTGTCGCTGCACCACGTCGCGCTCCCGGCGTTCCTGCTCGGTGGCTACGGCGTCGCCGAGCCTGCGAGCATTGTCGTAGTTGGCGCGGGCGGTCTTGGACTCTTCGTCCCGTTGCTGCCGCGCCAAGTCGATCAACTCAACCCGCTTCTTCGTCTCTGCATCAAGAGCCGACAACGCGAAGGCCTTCGTCGCCTCGATCTGGGCGCGTTGAATCTCGCCGTTCGTGGCGTTGGCGTCGCGCAGTTCCCGGACATGCTGGGCGGCAAGGTCGAACTGCTTTTGTGCGAGCGCCATCGCCGCGTCGTACTCGGCATTGATGTCCGCCTCGCCGAAGGTCACGCCGCTCGCCTTGCGATTGGCCTGGAAGATCGCGTAGTTCGCTCGAATGCGCGCCTCGCCGAGAGGCGCGTCTGCGCCGAATTGAGCGCTGGAAGTCTTCCGTTGCTCTTCCTTTTCGAAGCGGGCGATCTCGGCGTCGCGGATTTGGCCGGCGAGCTTCGCATTGACGGCGTTGAGCTCGCCTTCTTCCTTCAAGTGCCGCAAGCGCTCGAGGTGAGCGGCATTGATGCGGGCCAGCCCATTCAACTCGCCTTCCTGGGCGCGGGCCACCTGCTGGCGTAGCTCCTCCGTGACGCCGGTCGATTTCGCGATCGTCTTGGCGCGCTCTTCCTGGCCCGTCAGCGCGGTGTTCTTCTGTTCGAGCTTGTAGCTGTCGCTCAGTAGATCAATCTCGTGCCCGAGCGCGCGCAGAGTTTCGAGCCTCGGCGCCTGATCGGCCAGCATGTCTTCAAAGTGAAGGCCGGGGGGCAGCTTGCCGCCGCCGGTCATCGCGCCACGGATCTGTTCGTAACTGACGCCTTCGAAACCCTTGCCTTGCTGATATGCCTGCGCGAATTCAGCTTGGCGGATCATGCCGGCCACTGACGCGCGATAGCGGCCGAGCACCTGCGTCGGATCGCCGCCGCTGGAGGTGACCTTGTACAGGTCGCCGATCATTCCGCCGTAGCCGGACTTGCCCTGGATGAGCTTGACCACATCGTCGATGCCCGATTGGCCGCCGACGATGTTGGCGAACATGCCCGGCGCGTTCTTGATGGCGACGTCGGCGAACGAGCGCAGCGCCTTGTCCATCTTCTCGGCGAGACGATCGGCTGCCACAGCCGCTTCGTCGATAGCGAGCTTCAGGTTGTTCTGAGGCTTGTGCTCAAGCTTCGCAATCGAGTTCTCCAGCCGGTCGTTGGTGACGCGCAACTCGTCGTTGGCTGTCTTCGTAGCACCGGTCAGACGCGCGAATTGCGCCTCGATGCGCTCGGGCGCTTCCCGAAGTTCTTCGAGCTTTTCGCGGAACTCGGCAACCTTCTTGATCGCTTCAAAAATGACGCCGATCAACGCGACCACGGCGATCCCGCTGAAGGCCGCGCTCAACGCCGCGCCGACGCCAGGCATCGACGAGATGAAGCCGCGGATGTGGCGCGGGATGTGAACACCGATCTCCTCGCCCATCAGTGCCAGCGACGCCTTCGACTCGCGTGCCTCGGCGCCGAGTTGTTTGATCTCGGAGCCGCCCGACTTGCCGGCGGCCTCGATCATCTTGTTGTAGGCCGCCGTGACGCGATCGATCATCCCCTGCTCGTCGCCGAGTTTTTTGATGTACCGATCGCGGTCTGCGATGAGGCGTTCGACTTCCGTCTTCCCGTAGGCGGCGGCTTGCTTCTCGATGGACTGGGTGAGCCGCTCCATCGAACTGCGGGAGCGGTCGTTCACCTTGATCAGCATCTCGGACATGCGCTCGACCGAGCGCTGCATCCGCTCGCCGGCGCCAACCGTGCCCTTTTCCCAGCCCTCGACGGCAGTATTCGCCTGTTTGATGGCAGCCAGCACGCTGCGCGGGTCGATTTCGAGGACAATGGATTCCTGGTCGGGCATTGAAGTTCTACGGAATGGCGGGCAGTATCAGTAGGCCGTACCAACCTTTTGATGGGGTGCTCTCTTACTGTCGTCTCGACCTTTGCTTCTCAGCGCGCTGTTTCGTCCAGCTAGCCACTAGGTCTAGCCCTTGAGACCATTGGGGGAAACTATGACGGTTCGCAACCCTGTCGTTTGCATCTCGTGCAATTCGAAAATCATCACGCGCACCCAGATTGGCCACAAGGACATACAGAAGCACTCGTTCCCCTGCCCGACCTGCGGTGTCGTTATCACTTTCATCCTTGATCTCGATCAGGACAGGGGGGGCGTGAAATTCCGTACCCCTGAGAACGGGGAATGGGCGAATGACGAAGACGGTGCCGTCGAAACCCTGACCTTCAGCGACGAGACCGTTGTGCCAGCGAGCATGCCGGACTTCATTAGCCCCCACATCGCAACGTGGGGCCGCTACGACTGGGAGAAGTGCCGCGAAGACGAAGGCCTACGCCAGTTATTCGTGCGCAAGACCTTCCAATATGCAGAACGCTGCCGGGTTCATTACGAGCGTGCCAACTGGGATCTATTTGACAGTGAATCACCTTCGAACCATGAAGGGCCCGTCACCCCGAAAAGCCGACTGATTGACCTGTACAACTTCTACACGGCCGGGTTTTCGAAGTTTACCCTTATTCCGCACGGTAGGTACGACCGTATCTACCAACGCCTAACCTATGCTAAGACCCTCGATCAATCCCTCGTGAACGAGCTCGCGGAACGCTACCTTGTCTCAGGCCGGATCGTTTCACTCTGGAAGGAGATCTTCTCGATCCGCAATTCTTTCGTCAATTGTTATAACTTCGTCCAGCCCTTAATCACGGTCAGATACTGGAAAGAAGAATATCGAGAGCCTGTCGCTCTGTCCGACAAGCACTTCAACGAGCTACGCCAGCTTTACATTGACTGTTTCGAGACGCTATTCCGTCTGCTTGTGCTCGCAATGGGCTTCGAGGTGATCATCCACCACCGCAAGCTGGAAATCCCGACCAAGAAGGGATCGATAACGCTTGAGCAGTTCGAGCAGATGCCCAACGCTGGCAAGCGAGATCACATTGCCAAGTTTCCTATCGGGGATCTATTCATGCCAGTGCTCGACACCGACTTTCGCAACGGCATTGGACACCATGCCGCTCATTACGAGCAGGAGCATGACGTTATTGCTATCTTCGATACAAAGGACGCCGGCACGATAAGCCGTGTCATTGGCTACACCGACTTCTGTGAAAAGGTGCTTGATCTGTTTGCCGTTTTTGAACTGGCGGCCATGTATCATCACGACATTCACATTTACCTCGGTGGGCGTTTTGTTTGATTCCCTGCATCAAGCCGCTCTCTTCACTCGAATGGCCCGCGCCTGTCGAAGTAGAGCCAGGACTGCCGCGTTGAGCGCGCTACGGTCCTTGGGCGAGACTCCGAACTGCTTCTCGCGCAGATTGTTCGCATGGGCAATGCGATCGGCGTTCGGATTAACGAAGCCGATCACGGCCTGATTCTCGTTGACACTCTTCACCTTGAGCGACCGCAGGGTGCGGCCGGTCCACACCCAGTCGCGGACGGGCATCAGACCGTGCGAGGCCTTGTAGTCGGGATAGCCCCGGCGTCCGTTGCGGCCCGGCTTCAGCGCCTTGGCCGGAGCATCGTTCACGTTGAGGGCCTTCCTGATGCGCGTGGAGATACTGTCCACCAGGACGCCGCCGAGGGTCTGCATGTCCTCGGCGGTGAACGGCCCCAGCACGAAACGGGCGCGCGTGATTCGGGCTTGGAAAGGCATGGGGCGTCTCTTCTTTACGCGCACAACGGACTGCCGCCTGTGCGCTTTTGCATCTGCTCCCGCTGGTAACGCTCGCGCTCTTCCTTGAGGATCTGGAGCCCGCGGACCTCTTCGGCGGTGACATCGCTCCAGGGAATGCTGAAGTGCGCCGCATCGAACTCCAACTCCAGCACCCGTTCAAAGAGGCGGCCGGCGTGGGAATGCGTGCGGGCGTAGTCGAGGTCGTCGAGCTTGCAGTGCGCGCAGCGGTTGACGGTGAACTGCCAACCGCCGCACTGCGGGCAGGCGCCTGGAGCGTTGGTGTCGTCCACCGTGCGCGCCAATCCGCACTTGCCGCAGGTGACGTCGTTCGCGTCCGGGCAGCCGCGCGGACCGTCGGCGCCGCCATCGCACAAATCGGCCGCATGCACCGAACGGTAGATGAGCAGCCGGAGAGGGACCGGAGCGGGCCACTCATCCGGAGCTAGGAGTTTGGGTCAAGCGCCGGATCGAGGTCGTCGATGGCCTGCACCAACTCCACAACAACCGCCGACTTGTGATGCGGTGGGACGTCGGCCGGTTTGATCGACGCGGCGTAGCCTTCGATCTTGGTCACCACCGAGTCGTACAGGTCGACGGCAGGCTCAATGCGGTAGCGCAGTTCCTCCTGGCCGTGCGGCAGATCGGTCGAGGAGACGACGGTGCGGCGGTAGACGGTGATGTCGCGCTGCGTCGGGATCTTCACCATGTGGACGGTCTCGCCAAACGGCGTCCGGAGCGTGACGCGGTATTCGTCGCCGGCGCGCTGGCAGTCGGTCACTTCGCAGAAGGAAAGCTTCGAGATTGCGTTGCCAGCCTCGAACTCGTCGAACTCGGCGCCGTCCTCGTCGAGCCGGATCTTACTAAATAGGTCCAGGTCGGCCTTGAGGTTCGGCACGAACTCGGTCTGCGACTTCCGGCGGCCGATCGTGCGCCGAATGGATCGCTGCTGATCGAGCCGCTCCAGCATCTCTTCGTTCGTGGGCAGACGCAGTTGCGCGGTCTTCGGTGGGTTGGGCACGCGGATCGTGATGCCCGCGGCGGGGATGTCTCCGTACATGATCTTCTCCTGTTCTACTGGGCGATGCCGGACACGCCACACAGCGTGGTCACGGACATCACGGTGTTCTGGGTGTTGCTGTACTGCGGCGCGCCGGTGACGGTCACCGCGACGATGCCGTCGGCCTCGGCGTTCTCGGCCACCTGAAAAGCCATCTGCGGGAAGTTGAACGTCACCGAGTTGTTCACGTCGTGCTGGACGCTGAGCGCCGCCGTGCCGGTGGTCTGATTGATGAGCGTGTTGTACTCGGGCGAGCCGGCCAGCAGCCGCGCGGTGAACTGGAACGAGGGCACTCGGGCGCCGATCTCCATGCGGCCGCGCACCTGCAGACCGTTCTGCAAGCCCGAGCCCGGATAGAAGCCCGCGTTAAGCAGGAGGTTGTTCTTCCAACCGACCGAGCCGGACAGAATGCGCCGTGTCGCCACGTAGTCGACGCCGTTCACCGAGAGCGACATCGACGCCGCAAGCATGTTGTTCTCGGTGGTGAGCGCGGGGATGGTAATGCCGCTGGGCGTGGTCACCACGCCGGAGCCGACCCAGTTCACGGTCATCTTCGACGACGCGCGGCCAGGACCGTAGTTGAACTGGTAGTTGAAGTCCTCGACCGCGCAACCGACGTACAGGTTGTCGATCGCGTTGCCGCCACCTTCGGCCACCTGCTCGACGAGGGAAAAGTACGGCAGCTCCAGCGTGACGCCAGGATTGATCGGCGTGATCGTGTAGGTGTACGGCACCGCCGAGCCGACCTGCGCAACGTTGCCGAGAGCGTACGCCACGGCCCATGTGACAAACTCGGCGCTGGCGTACTTCTCCAGCCGGTTGGCGATCTCGTAGTGGGACGGGAACGTCTGCGTGATGAACTCGTGCCCCTTGCCGATCTCGGCCGCGTCGTTTTCAAACACCGGCTTCGGCGTGGTCAAACTGGTGTCGAGCTTCTTGAAACGCAGGAACGCAGCCCCGGCGGTGCTGATGTTGGTCTGCTTGCCTTTGCCAAGGCCCATGATGAGCTGCTGAACTCTTGCGGGCATTACTCGTTCACCTCCCTGATCTGCTCATACCCGAGCCCCAGCCACGGCACGAGTTTCTCTGGTGTCGCTTCGACTTCCTGAATGTCGCCGGTGTGCGGGTGGCGCAGGCGCACGGTCTCGCGCACGGGCGCGTTCTCTTGTTCGTCCATCAGTTGTCTCCGATCTCGGGAATGATGAAGAGCCCCTTGAAGCGGTCGATCAGGTCTTCATCGAGTTCGTGATCGATGCTCGGCGTGTCCATGATGTCCAGGCCGGGGTAGAGCTGCAGATAGCGAATGTTGGGCCCGCTGCCGCCAGGCGGGCAGTTGCAGGTGATCCACCACAGGTCTTCGTAACCGACCGGTTCGGCCACGCCGGCCGCATTGCCCATCCGGTAGTAGACGCCCCAACGGTGCTTCCAAATAGTCTGCCCGTCGAAGCTGCCGCCCTTGGTGCCTTCCCAGACGATGAGCATCGACGGCGCGGGCATCTTGTAGATGGCCTCCGCCAGTCGGTGCTCTTGGCCCAGGCGGTAGTGGAAGGCAGTAATGCGTCCGCCCATCGCGGCATAGAGTTCGGGGATGGACAGGAGCACGCTCGCGATCGCGTCGGTGATGAGAGTGGGATTGAGCATGCAGCCCAGGCCCTATAGGCTGTGAGTTGGTTTACGCTGCTTACGTAGAGCTGGCTATGTATCGTCGCGCGTGAGTGATTGCTGGCGCTGGAGTCCGTGAAGGAGCCCATCAAGGATCTCAACTAGAACTTCTTCTTCCGCGACAAAGCGGTTGGCGTAGTGCATCACCGGAATAATCGCGACTTGCCCGCTACAAGGGTACCGTCTCAAGAATCGCTGGGCCTTTTCTCCGAACACAATCAGGGCAGGCGGGTTAATAAGGTCCAGTTCTCGCCGCAAGACGTCAATGTGCCACTGTAGGTTCGCAGGGAGCGCGTGGTCGTCCTCGACCGGACTTCGAAGCTTGATGCAATCTGTGAGATGGGCTTCTCCGAGACGGAATCTCGTGAGCGTCCCATACAGCCGTCTTCTACCAGGATCGCCCACAGGCCATGGGTTTGTTGACGGACGATAGCTAACGAGGACCAACGGTCCGACTCCATCAAAACCACGAACTGAGCCATCTTCGGATGGTGGATAGAGCCAGTTCAACGGATCAACGCGTTCGATCTCTTCACGGAGCAGCTTGAGCCGTTCGCGCATGTTTGTTAGTTTCGCATGACGAAGGCTTTACTACTCGGCCCTCAGTTTCAGGACGGCGCCGCCTTCCGCATCCACGTCCACATCGACCACGTCGTAGACGATCGCGTTGATCGTGATCGTGTCGCCATGCCGTGGCGGCGGCGTGACCGCGGCGAAGCGCACGAAGAGCCGGACGACCGATGTGCCTTGCACGCTGCCGGGCATATAGTCTTCGCCCATCGCCGGATGCTGGATGATGCCGGTGAGGCGCTGCGCAGCGGAGCCATCCTGCGGCGTGAACGTGATTGCTGTCCCGAAGGTGGCGAGGCACGCCGCGTCCAGCGTGTTGACGAGATCTGACCAGGCCATCGGTTATCCAGCGGGGTAGGTGTAGGAAGGCTTGTTCCAGTAAGAGACGATCAGCCCCTCGCCGGCGACAGCCGCGTCGATCCAGTAATCAGCGAGATCAAGGGTGTCGGCATCGGTGCTGGACCACACCTCGTAGGAGTCGTCGACACCGCCGGACTGGTTGGGCCAAAGCTCTTTGATCACGCCGACGAGCGTCGTCTTGTTCAAGGCTGACGTGCCGAGATACATCTTGCCCGTGAGTCCGGCCACGACCTGCACGCGGATGCGGCAGCACGGCGTGCGCGTCGCCGCGAGACGAACGGGCGTGCCCGGCGTCGCGACGTTCACACGGCCCAACGATGCGGGCGTCATGGCGTCGCCCTCACAGCCAGGCCAGCACGTCGAAGTGCTTCGCGCTGGTGACAGTTACGACGACGTTGGTCGACGTGTGCGCGCCGTACGTCACGGTGCCGCCGTCGGTGGGAACGCACATCACGCCGGCAGGCACGGCACCGAGTCCGTGGGCAATGCTCTGGCTCGCGCCGGTGCCCACCTGCTGGCTCGCGAAGAACTGCTTTTGCAGCGACGGGTAAATGCCCTTGAGCTTTGGGTGCGGCCCGTTGCTCTGGAACTCCGGCGCGTTGATCGGTAGCTTCTTAACTTCGACCATGCGGTTTCTCCTTCTTCTGCTTGGCGGGCGCGGCGGCCTTCGGCTCCTCCACCGGACCTGGCTGACGCCCCGACTTCGCCATCGTCACTTCCAACTCCGGCCCCGTCCCCACTCGCCGTTGCTGGTACATCTGCCGCGCGCGCATCATTTGGAACTTGTCGTTCGGGTCCGGAGCGGGATACAAATCGCCCACGCTGGGCGGCGTGAAACCGCCCGCCAGCGGGCGCAGCACGAACAACGGCGGCACGCCGTTCCGGATTAGCTGCGCCCATTCAGGTCTGCGATAGAACATGGCTACACCGCCGAGATGACATTGTTGAAGAAGAAGCCGCAGTCCTTCGAGATGACCCGCATGTCGAAGGCGGCGTCGATCTCGACACGGTCGCTGGCGAGGTGCTCCATGCGGAACGTCTTGATCCGCACGCCGGCGCCGCCAGTGGAGCCGATGAGGCCGGTCCAGTTGAAGGTGTAACCCGCGCTCGGCGTCATCAGACCCGGATTGCGGGGACGGTAGAAGAGCGCGGCGGAAAGTCCGCCGATGAAGGTCGTCGCCTCGGTGGCGCCTTCGGCTGCCGCGTTGTACACCGCGTCGACGACCAGCACCTCTTCGAGTTCGAGGATCTCGGCCATGATGCGGCGCGTGGCCATCGCCGGGTTCGGCGCGGTCTGGCCGTACTTCACGCGGTCAACGAAGTCGGGATGGTCGACCAGCTTGTCGAAGACCGGGCGCGAGAAGACGCCGATGTTCGGCACGAAGCCGCCGGAGTTCAACCGCGCCTGCGTCTTCGCATGGCGGATGTCCACGATCGGCTGCGCGGTGGCATAGTCCCAGTACGCGACGTGGGTGCTGTCCGCGGCCGCCTGGCCGCCCACTTCGCCCGTCCAGATGCCGGTCTTGAAGTACTGCGACACCCACTGCGCCTCGCGGCGGATGAGCGCCTTGTTGGTCAGAAAGATGGTGGCGTCGCGATCGGGCGCGAGCGGCGAATCGCTATTGGCGCGGATCTGATCGTCGACATCTTTGTGCAGCGCCCAGACGTCGCAGTTGTACGTGCCCGTGGAATCGAGCCCGTAGCCAGTACCGGCCGACTCGGTCGCGAGTGCGCGCTTCTGCATCTCGTCGCGATTGAAGTCGGCGCGCTTGTAGGTGTAGTAGAGGTCGCTTTTGTTTTCGACCGGAATGCCGGGGAAGGCACGATCGGCGACAAACTCGACGCCGGCCGCCTCCTGGCTGTAGGCCACGGAGATGTTCGTCAGCGGGCGGTTCACATGGACATCGCCCAAAGTCGGTTGACGCATTTAGATGATTCTCCTTTTCGTGAATTGAGCGATTACAGCTTGCCCTTCTGCTGAATCAGCGCAGGGATGATGGTGCCCGCCGCGCCGCTCGCGAGCGCGCGCCCGAGGATCTTGTTGCCGGTGGTCGCGGTGACAGCCTTGCCGGTGGCGTCCGTCGCGAGCAGATCGCCGGCGGTGACGCCTGCGGTGCCGACCACCAGTTTGCTGATGCCGAGAATGCCGACCTCGCCGTAGACGCCGGCGCCGTTCGGCTTGTCCTGCAGGATGCCCTCGGCCTCGCCGCCCGCCGCCGGCAACGCGAGCTGCCCGCTGGCATTTACCACGACGAAGCAGAACTGAGCCGCGCTCAGATCCGCGCTGGCCGGCGCGCCAATCGTACGAAGAGTCTGTTCATAAGCCATCGTTGATTTCTCCTGTGTCTGCGGTTGCTACTGCGCGAGGCGAACGCCCGCCGCTTCGAGCGTGGCGATGAGCCCCTTGGCGTTGTGCTGAGCGCGGAACGCCGCATACGCCTCCGGATGTTCTTCGAGCATCTGTGCATACGCGCGCTCTTTCGTCACCCTGGTGGCAGTGCCGGAGACATACAGCCCGGGCGTGGCTTGACCACGGTTCTGGCGCGCCAGCGCGACCGACTGCGCCTCGAGTTCCTGAACGCCGCCGGAGCCCGCGTTCGGATTCACGTGCGAACTGATCATGTGCTTCTCGCTTTCCGCGACGCGGGCGTTGGTCAGAGCCTCGCTGACCTCCGCGACGCTCATGGACTCACCACGCGCGTTCTTCCGCATCAGGAACTCGGCGGCCTTCTCTGGGCAGCCGGCCATTTTGCAGAGCGCTGCGATGGCCTGGATGTCGGCTTCCGCGCGCATGCCCTTCAACGGCGCGCCGGAAATGGGCACGACAGCGGCGGCGGCCTTCTTGGCCTCTTCCTGGTCGTCGTCCTCGTCGTCATCTTCGTTGTCGGGAGCGGCAGGCTTCTTGCCTTCGCGCTCCTTGGCGTCGTCCTTCTTGGACTTCTTGTCGTCAGCCTTGTCCTCGCCATCTTTCTTCGCGGCGAGGGCTTGCACTTCCTCGGTCATATGCTCTCCTTCGTTTGGAATTGCGGCAGTCGCCGCGAGACTCTTTGTCCTGATGCCTGCAACTTTCGTGATCGCTGCCAGAGCGTCATCGAGCGTGCCCACCTCGTCGGCGAGCAGAGGCAGCGCGTTCTCCGCCCACAGCAGGCCGGCCTGCGTTCCTGTGATCGCCTTCGTCGAAGCCTTGCGATTGCGCGCGACGGTTTCGACGAAGATCCCGTACTCGCGATCTACTTCGGCCTGGATGTCGCCCTTCGCGCTTTCGCTCAACGGCTCGTGCGGATTCCCGTCCACCTTCTTGTCGCCTGCGAAGACGAACGTGTACTTCGCGCCGACCTCTTTGTCGAACTCCGATTGGTCCACGTGCAGCGCGTACACCCCGATGGAGCCGACCGCGCCGGTCCGTGTCACGAACACCCGGCTGGCTGAACTCGCAATCGCATAGGCAGCCGACAGTGCGATATCGTTCGCCGCCGCGTAGACGGGCTTCACACCGCGGATCGAGTAGATGTAATCGGCAAGCTCGAAGCAGCCCGTCGTCTCGCCACCGGGCGAATCGACGTCGAGCAGAATGGCGCGGATGCTCGCGTCGTCCACCGCACGAGCCACCTGGCGTTGGATCTGCTCGTAGGATGTCGCGCCGCTCCACGCCGACAGGAACGACTCTTTCTTGAGCAGCGTCCCTTGCACCGGTACGACAGCGACGCCATCCAGCACGGCGTAGTCGCGTTCGTCTCCGGCGTCCGAATAGCGGGCCATCAGTGTGGCCGTCGCATCCAGCGGCACACGGCGCGCGAGCACTGCGTCGGGATCGATCCCCAGTCGCGGCCCGAGCGCCTGGATGATCACCTCCAGCTTGGGCGGGTGAATCATCAACGGGCAGTTCACGAACCGGGACGCGACGTGCAGAAGTTGTTTCAAACGGCTTCCACCTTTCCTGATGCGGCGTCTTGCTCGACCTCGTCTTCGGTCATGCCCGCGTTGCGCCCCGTGAGGATCTTCCGACCGTCGGAGTCGTAGGAGAGGCCCAGCCGATCGGCACGGTCGTTGTCGGCATGCTGCTCGGCGTCGATCACCGTGGCGTCGTAGCCTTGCGCCGCGCATTCGATCGAGCGGGTCGACAGACCATCGCGAATCGCGCGCTCGGCGGCCTTCATGTCTTTCTCCGGATCGACCCACGGCCAGCCCGGCGTCACCCACTGCGCTTCTTCAAACGGCGCGGGGTCCTGGTCGTATGCGTTCAGCAACTCGACGCCGAACACCATCGCAAGCATCGCCTCACGCAGCCAGCGGCGATAGATCGGGTGGCAGACTTGGTAGATAAAGACCGAATACTGGAACTGCTCGCACTTGCGGCGAAACTCCAGCAGCCCCGCGCGGATCGACGAGTAGTTGATCCCAGAAAGGTCGCCGCTGATCTGGTACTCCGCCAGACCGGCGCCGCTCGCGAACGCCTGCAAGCACGACCGCACGAAGGCTTTGTAATCCCCGCTGTCCTTGACCTCGGCGAACTGCACCTCTTCGCCGAAACCCAGCACCGGAAACGTGCCCGGCTCCAACTTGGAGATCTGCGTCCCCGGGTCGGCGGCCCCGGTCGATGTCTGGTCCGGAGCCATCACCGGGTTGTCCGGGCTCACCTGCTTGATGAAGCCAGTGATCATGGCCGAGATCTTCTTGCGAACGATCTCGGCGTCCGTGTACTGCTCCAACTCGTAGAGCTTCGCCAGCACCGTCGTCAGCCACGGCTGGCCCCTGAACTGTCCGGCGCGGATCGGCTTGTAGACGTGCAGCACATCGCTCGCCGGCACACGCTCCACCTGCAGCGCCTCGAGCGGATAGAACATCGTCTCGCCCGGATGCGCCCGCCAAAAGTGGTATGCCGCACGACGCCCGTCCGGCCGGAACTCCACTCCGCAGCGCACGCGGTTCGCCTCCGGCACGTCCGGTGTCGGCTGGTTGCGCCACAACGGCAACTGCTCGGCCTCAATCAACTGCAACTGAAGCGGGACGGACAAGCCTTCCTTCGGCGAGCGTGGCCGGAAGCGGACGAAGCACTCGCCGGCCTCCATCACTTCGCGGGCGATGATCATCTGCTGGCCGTAGAAGTCCGTCTGGCCCGACGCCGGATTCCGCGGGTCGTACTCGACATCCGATTCCCGGATCCATCGCGCCCACTTCTGCCGGATCAGTTCACGAACCTGCTCGTCCGGGTGCTGCGGGATGAGCCGGATGCCGCGCCCGATCGCGTTCGCCACATACGAATCCACGGCGCCCGCCGCCCACGCGCTGTTGCGGATCGCGTCGCGGTTGCGGGTCAGCAGCTCCAGCCCGTGCGAGAACAGGAGCGTGTTCAGCCCGAGGTAGCTCGGGTTCCAGGCGTAGCCGCGCCGCCCCTTGCCAGCCGCGTCGAAGGGCGTCGCCCCCATCGCATGGCGCCGCACCGGCACGGATGGCGGCTCGTGGCCGGCGGCCCGCGCCAGCGACATCAGAGTTTCAATGGGCAATTTGGTTTACCGGCCCCAGCCCGAGTCCGTGTAGATGCGCACCTGCCGGACCTGCTGCGGCCCGTTCTGCTGCGCGATGTCGTTCAGGATCAGATTGCGGAGCTTGATGTAGTCGTCGATTGTGTCAAACTCGAAGTCGCGATCCTGAAAGCGGATGCGTTTGGCGCCCTGCTTCCGCGCGGCGTCGAGGGCATCGAGATCGGACTGACTGAACGGCATTAAGAGATCCCCAGATGTGAGCGGCGCGCGAGCGGCTGACGCAACGTGCCAAGGCGGTACGTTATGCTTTGGTGATGGTCGACCCGACAGAGGAGATGAATCAGTGCGAGTACCTGTTCCTCGCTGAGATTCAACAGCCCGACTACCACTCGTTGCGCCTTGTTGTCGAGGAGGGCCGGCCGGCAGGAGAAAGCGGCCCGCTTGAGATAGCTGGTGCAGTCATATCCGGTTGTACGCGCATAGACGTGACCGAAGCGAGCCGATCTTTCGAACTGCTCTGGGACAGCTATGTCGCATACGCCGTCCTGAATGAGTCGTTCGCAGCGGCAGCAGAGGCTGATGAGTGCTATTCGGGAAAGCTGTTCCGCGTGTACTCAAAATCGCACTTCATTGACTACGTGTCGCGGGCGACCTTTGCCACGGCCGAATACCCTGGACCAACCTTCCATTACGAGATCGCCTGCCAAGATCACGTCATTGAAATCATCTCCCTCAAGAACCCAGTTGTCCGACGAGTACGGTGAGCGCCCACATACGGCGCCTAAATCTCCAACTTGAAGCGAACCCGGTTCCGCGGCTGCCCGTTCGACGCCTTCTTCTGTTGAGCTTTTTCAGCCGTCGCTGGCGGCCGCGCCACGCGCCGTTCCAACTCGGTCCAGTGCTTCTCTTGGAAGCGATCAATCCCGATGCGGCCCGCAGCAGCGCGGGCGTAGACGCGGCAGTCGAGTGCTTCGTTGCGCTCGCGCATCTTCTGCCACTCGTGCCGCCGGTAGCCCTTCACTAACTTCGTGACGAGTTGCTCGGCGGTGACCTGCTTGAAGTACTCGTCGCTGTACTTCGGGAAATGGCAGTAACCAGCCGGGAAGGCCACGCCCGTCTCGAGATCCTCGTCCGTGGGCCGCTCCAGGCGCAGCCAGCGGTACAGTTCTTCCTTGGCCATACCGGAGTTCACCGGCCAGACGCGGATGCCGCGCTTGATCCTGGCGCCGAGCGGCCCCACATCGACTGGCGACGCCGCACCCAGCAATGCCGGCGCACGCGAGTCGCCCTTGACCACCAACACGCGGCCGCCCTGGCGACGTGCCCATTGGTAGACTTCGGTGGTTGCGAAGCCCGAGTCCACCGCCAGTTGCAGGATCGGCAGCTCGATTCCGCTCGCCGCCACATACGTCTCGTTCAACAGGCCGGTCAGCTTCTCCCAGACTGGCGCGCGCGACGTGTCGCCTTCGAACACCCGGTAGTCAACCGACCACGACTCCTTGCCGCGCCCCCACGCCACGATCTCAACTTCGATGCGGTCCTTCTGCACGTCCGCGCCCGCCGTCAGGAACAGACCGCCAGGCGGGACGACGCCGATCTTGTAGGCTTCGCGGCGGTCGTACAGCTTCTGCCAGTCCGGAGCCTCGCCGAGCAGTGTCCATGTCTCGCCCAGTACCGTGTTGACGAAGACTTGCAGCAAGGACGAGTTCTTCTGCGCCTGCTCGAACTGCTTGGCGGCATCCGACCACGCAAACCAGCCGACCGGCGAGTACAGACTCGACAGGTGAAAGCCAGCAGTGCGGCCGTCACCGACTGCTCCCTTGCGCCATTCGCCGCGCGGCAGCATCCATTGCTTCTGGTGGTTCTGAATCTCCTGGCCGCAGTGCTCGCAGGCGTAGACGACCTTCTCTGGAGCCCCCTTGGGCCAGCGCAGTTGCGCAAACTTCAGCACCTGAAACTCGCGGCACACCGGGCACGGCAGCCAGAAGTGGCGCTGGTCGCTCTCCTCCCACGCCGCCTCGATGCGGCTCATGCCGGTGATCTTCGGCGTCGAGCACAGGAAGACCTTGCGGCGCGCGAAGGTGCGCGTACGCGCCATGGCCAGGTTGACCGGGTCGCCTTCGCCCTCGACGTCGCCCGGGTACGCGTCCACCTCGTCGAGGAACAGGAACCGCGCGGCCATCGAGCGCAGGCCCACGGCCGAGTTCGCGCCCGTCATCACCAGCACGCCGCCAGGGAACTCTTTCGAGAGGACGGTATTTCCCGAGTCGCGCGAGCGCGGGCTCTGCACCAGCTCGCGCAACACGTCCGACTCCTCGATCAGCGGGTCCACGCGTTGCTTCGAGTTGCGCTTCGCCATCTCGACCGTAGGCTGCACGGCCATCATCGGCCCCGGCGCCTGGTGGATGATGTAGCCGATCCAGTTGTTTCCGCACTCGGTACCACCGATCTGCGCGCCCTTCATGAAGACCACGCGCTCGACAATCGACGACGGCGAGAGCGAGTCCATGATCTCGCGCAAGTACGGCGTGCGATCCGTGCGCCACGGCCCCGGCTCGGCCGAAGCGCGCTGCGACAGTTTGCGATACTTGTCCGCCCACTGTGAGATCGTCAGCAGCGGGTCCGGCCGCACTCCGGCCGCCGCCGCCGCAAAGTAGATCTCCTCAGCGGTGGGCGGCATCCGCGAACTCCTCCAGGAAACTGCGCACCTCGGCCATCAGGATGCCGTGGACCTTTTCGAGACTCATCGATTCGGGATTGATCCCGGCCACCCGCAACGCCTCACGAAACTCGGCCAGCAGCGCGCCGACCACACGGTCCGGCATGTTCAGCAGCCGGTCCCGGAACATCCGGAACAGATTGAAGGCGGCGATCGAAACCTCGTCGGCCTTGACCAGCTTCTTGATTCGCTCTTCGTAATCGAGCTTGACCAGGCGCGCTTCGTAGTTGGCGATGATCGCCCGCGCCATCGCGTAATCGAGGCCACCGCTGGCCGGTTCCGGCCGGGACGTCTCAGCACGCGGCACCTTGGCTGCTGCCGGCGTGCTTCGCCTCACCTTCGGGCCCGTGTTGCGTGCCCACTCGGCGTCAGCGCGCTCGGGCTCGATCTTGCCGTCCGTGGTGGTGTGAATACGGCCGGATTCGATGGCCTTCTGCACCGCCTTGAGCGTGACGCCGCGATGCTTGGCATACGCCCGCAGGCTCAGCGCAGTCATGGAATCTTTTCTCTGGAAACTCGCACTTCGGAGTTGCTATTCCGGCCCCGCGAAGCGATGTATGTCATCGATGCCACGGACCACCAAGACCACCAAACAGACCGCCGCCGCCTGCCCCTCGGCTTGCTATGCCGAGCGCTACGCCGAGTGCCAGGACTTGCTGAAGCGAATCGTCAACGCCGTCGAGCAGCACAAGCAAGAGCAGGCCGCCGAGCCTGCCAACTGGGGCCACGCGGGAGACCTGGGCCACGTCAGCGAGCAACTGGCCTACGTCCTAGCCGCCCTGGGCGACCGCAGCGCCGTGGATCAGAAAGGACTCGATTACTAACCATGACCACCTTTACCATCGACACCGACAACAACATCACGGCCTTCGCCAGCGCCACTCAGGCGCCCGAGGGCCAACCCCGCTTCACCACCGAGAAGGAGTTCGCCAAGCTCTCGGCCGAGTGGCCCATCACCCGCTTCGCCGAGGTCTGGAACGCCTTCGCCGGCGTGGTGCCCTTCAACACGCTGAAGCCGGTCAAGAAGTTCATGGACCGCAAGACGGCGGTCAGCCGGATCTGGAAAGCCATCCGGGCCCTGACGCCGACGCCCGCGCCCCAGGCGGCCACGGTTGCGCCGAAAGAGGCTAAGGCGACCAAGGCCGCCACCAGCCACGACGGCGCGCCCACCGCGCGCGAGGGCAGCAAGAAGGCGATCGTCCTCGGTATGCTCAAGCAGCCGGGTGGCGCAACGCTTGCCGACATCATGGTCGCAACTGGCTGGCAAGCTCACTCGGTTCGCGGCTTCATCTCCGGCAGCCTCTCCAAGAAGATGGGGCTCAAGGTCGAATCGATGAAGCGCGAGGACGGCACTCGTAGTTACCGCATCGCGTAGCCGCCCACGAAACCGCCGTCGGGCTCAAGACCCGGCGGCGTTTCCGTTCTGCTGCCGTTACTACGTTTGCCATAATGAGTTCGAAGCGAATATGGCGACAGGTACGAGCCTCGACTTGATCCACCCTGGTGAAATCCTGCTGGAGGATTTCATGAAGCCTCTGCACCTCAGCATCAATCAACTGGCGCGAGACGTGGATGTTCCGCCGAACCGGATCAGCGCTATCGTCAACGGGACAAGGGCTATCACCGCCGACTCCGCGCTGCGCCTCGGAACTTACTTCGGCGTCTCACCTGAAACCTGGCTTGGCCTTCAAGTGGACTACGATCTGCGCATTGCCATGAGAAAGCACGGAGACGAGATCAAACGTCGCGTTCGAACCCGAAGGCTTATCTGACTACCGAGTATTCCGGCCAACTTCCCTCCTGACTTCATCGGTGATCGCTCGAATCCGTTCCTGCAGGTTCTCGTCGCGCAACCGGCACTCGGCGGTGCGGACGTAAGTGCCGTTAATGCGTAGAATGATCCGGTTCTCCAGTTCGGCCAGTTCCTTCCTCACTTCGGCCAGCAAGGCTCGGTTCTGCAGGCTCACGTATGTCGCGATGAGACCTGAGACGAGCGCGATCGATGGGACAACAAGTCGGACCACGTAGTCTTCCATGGCAATCGTTCGAGGATCCACAGCTCAGCGGACCAATCGGAAAGCGCCAGGCAAAGGCCCTGCACGTCAGGGTTGCCTGCGCAAAGCTCGGCTTCAATCACCGCCAGTTCCTGGCGGCAGCGTGCGATTCAAGATGTCACGCCCAGCCGCTCCGCCGCCAGGTCCTTGAAGGCGCGGCCGTCCGCCTCCAGCACAGCACTCTTGCCGCTGTGCTCCTGCCAGCGCCGGATGATCACGTCGCAGTAGCCGGGCTCCATTTCAATGAGACGCGCCTGACGGCCAGCGCGCTCGCAAGCGATCAGCGTCGTGCCGGACCCGCCGAAGGGATCGAGCACGGTGTCGCGCGTCTTGCTGGAGTTGCGCAGGGCGCGATCCACCAATTCCACAGGCTTCATCGTCGGGTGGAGATCATTCGCTATCGGCTTCTTGATGAACCACACGTCGCCCTGGTCGCGGGCGCCGCACCAGAAGTGGTCCGTGCCTTCCTTCCACCCGTAGAGAATCGGCTCGTACTGGCGCTGGTAATCGGCGCGCCCCATGGTGAACGTGTTCTTGGCCCAGATCACGAATGTGGACCAGTGGCCGCCCGCCTCGGTGAACGCGCGGTAGAGCGTGTGCAACTCGGATGACGACATGCAAACGTAGATTGCGCCCTTGGTGACGGCGATCAGGTTCGTGCAGGCATCGCGAAGGAACTGCTCGAAGCCGTCGCCAAGATTGTCGTTCGCAATCTTGCGATGTTTGCTGCGCAGCTTGTCCTTCATCGTCGCGCCGTAGTTCACGTTGTACGGCGGGTCGGTGAAGACCATGTCGGCGAGGCCGCCGGCCAGCACGCGCTCGATGGCTTCCATCTGTGTTGCGTCGCCGCACAGCAGCCGGTGGTCGCCCAGCACCCACACATCGCCGGGCACCGTGACGGCGGATTCCGGCAACTCGGGCGCGGCGTCTTCGTCGGTCTGCCCCTCGGCCACCGGCTCGGGCTCGCGCAGCAGTTCTTCGATCTCTTCGTCCGAGAAGCCGACGATGTCGATATCGAAGCCGTCCTCCTGCAGCGCTTCCAGCTCAACACGCAGCATCTCCTCGTCCCAGCCGGCGTTCAGCGCCAGCCGGTTGTCGGCGAGGACAAGAGCGCGCCGCTGCGCTTCGTTCAGATGATCCAGGACGATGACCGGGACCTCGGTCATGCCGAGCTTCCGGGCGGCCAGCAGGCGGGCGTGGCCGGCGATGACGATCCCATCCGCGCCGGCGAGAATCGGATTGGTCCACCCGAACTCGGCGATGGACGCCGCGATCTGCGCGACCTGGTCGTCCGTGTGCGTGCGCGCATTCCGGGCGTAGGGAATGAGCTTCTCGACCGGCCACGTCACCACCTGCAGGTTGGTCATGCGGTTTGCGTTTGAGTGGACTTCTGGAAGATGCCGAGCGCGTTGAGCATTTTGACGATGCTCGCAACCATCGACACAACGACGGTGGCCAGCTTGTCCCACGAGAACGACGTGGTCAGCTCAGCCGAAGCGTCGTAAGCCTGCCTGACGACGTCAAGCACGAGGTCCAGTTTCTTCTGCCCTTGCCCGGGCAGCGGGATGGCGGCCTCAACGGCTTGTACGGCGTTGAGAATGATGGGGAACAGTTTGAGGATGATCGTGAGTTTGTTCATGGGTGTGGTCTCTGTGAAAAGGAGCGGGCGGCCCATGCTCAGCGCACAAGCCGCCCGGATGCAAGCAAAGCAACTACGCAGCAGTCTTCGGCTGCGCCTGGTTCACCGTGTCGGCGATCGCCGTGGTGGCCGTGGCGAGTGCCTGGACAATCTGCTGCAGCGTCGCGAGCACCGGCGTGATGGTCGCATCGACCTGCTTGGCCACTGCGGCTGCCACGGTCTGCGCGTCGACGCCGACGCCGGCCGCGCTCACGTCCGTGGCGCGATTGGCGGGCACGGAACCTGCGGTCAGGTTCATGCCAGCGCCGCTGGCCACGGGATTCCAGAAGGAATCGTTCGCCAGGTTGTTGAGCTCGATGCTGCGCTTGCCCACCATGTTGGCGGTCTCGACGGCGTTTTGCAGAGCCTGCGAAGCGATCTGGTTCAGCCGCGTGGTCTCGATGAGCGACTGGCGCGCGGCCTGCACGTCCAGGTCCTGGTACACGTCGTAGGTGCGCTTAATGTTGGCGTAGGTCACCCGCTGGTTCTCGTTGTGGGTGGCGCCGCCGGTGGCGTTGGCGTTCTTGAAAGATTCATCCGTCCCGGTTTCGAACTCGCGTTCGCCCTGGTTCGGAGTGGCTACTTCGGGCATGCTGATGGTCTCCTTGTGGTTTGGAATTGAACTGCGTCAGAACTTGCGCCGTGCTGCTGCGACTTCGCTGAACCGTTCGCCGGTCTCCGCAAGCACGGGCTCGACTTCGGCGAGGTGCTCGATGCGGCGCAGAATCACGTCGCAATACGCCGGCGAAATCTCGCACCCGTAACCGACACGGCCCAGCACGTGGGCGGCCGCCATCGTTGTGCCGCTGCCGAGAAATGGATCGAAGACGATGTCGCCAACATCCGAGAACGCCTTGATGAAGAACTCGACCAGCGCTCGCGGGAACGGCGCCGAGTGTGCGCCCTGTCCGCTTTCTGACTTGACCTCGATGACGTTACTCGGCCGCGCGATGCCTTCGTAACGACCGTCGTCATCGGTCGAACCGCGCGGCCCAGTCCCGAGAAGCCCGCTGCCGGAGCGCGATTTCGGATTGTCCGGAGAGTAGTCGAAGCAGTCTTCCGAGGTATGTCCGACCGCTTTCGGTCGGAACTTGATCGTGCAGTTGAGGCAGAAGTGGAAGACAGGTTCCCAGGCGTTCTTGAAGCGGTTGTTCCAGCCGCCCGGCACGCCGTTGTCGGTCTTGCGCCAGCAGAACTCGTCGACGAAGCGCCAGCCCCACTGCCGACGGTGCGCCAGCACGAGATCCTTCACGTAGAGACTGCGCTCGCCGTCCTCGGCATGCTCCTTGATGTTCAAAAGGTACGAGCCGTCCGCAGCCAGAATCGTCTGGATGTTGGCGGCAACATCGCGATACCACGCGACGTACTCGTCCGGTGGCATCGGTTTGAAGCCACTCGCGGCATCATATTCGCGCTGCGTGGCATAGGGCGGCGAAGTGATCGCGACATTCGCCAGCGAGCCGTCGAACAGGCGAGCCAGTACGCCGTGATCGCGGCAGTCGCCGCAGATCAGGCGGTGCTTTCCGATTAACCAGACATCACCCGGCCGTGTAATCGGCTCAGCGGGTGGGTCTTCAACCGTGTCCTCGACCGCTTCAGCCGCAGGTGCGGGCGCTTCTTCCTCCGGGAGCAGCCGCGCCAGATCGTCTTCGGAAAACCCGAGCAAGTCCAACGGCAATTCCGTGGCTTGTAGCTCGGCCAACTCGGCCGCGAGCGCCTCTTCATCCCATCCGGCGTTGTCACTGATCCGGTTGTCGGCCAGGATGTAGGCGCGCTTCTGTGTCTCGCTGAGGTGGTCGAGCACAACCACCGGCACTTCCGTCAGGCCCAGCTTGCGTGCTGCCAGCAGTCGCCCATGTCCTGCGATGATTCCGGCGTCGGTATCGACCAACACCGGGTTGTTGAAGCCGAACTCGGCGATGCTGGCGGCAATTTGAGCCACCTGCTCATCCGAGTGCGTCCGCGCATTGCGGGCGTACGGGACCAGCCGCTCCACCGGCCAGAACTCGATCCGTTTCGCCATGGCCGGCGAGATTTGCGCTTCCATCAATGGCTTGCCCGTGTCGGGTGACGACCTGTCCTGACGACCGACGACCACATTTCGCGCCTGACGCTAGCGAAATTGCGCAGCCGGGCGACCCGCCGCCGTCCCGCCCGGGAAGGACCCATGGCCTCCACGCGGAGCGGCCGTGACGACGACCTTCGCTTTTAGTGGCACTGCCAGCGTCCGCCGAAAGGCGCCACGAACGAAAGCGATGTAGCGACCGCCGAGCTTCGGCTTGCGATACTTCATCGGGCCATGCATCCGTTCAAGACAGCGAGGAACACGGGCCGAACGTCGACCGCCACGCCGTCGTCATCGCGTAGCGTCATCCGCTTCAGCCGCCAGCAGCGGCCGTGCTCCAAGTTCTCGATGAAGCTGTAGCGTGTGCCTGCCTGCACGCGAACGTTGACGGGGTTCGCGCCATCCTCCTGCTGAAGCCAGATCGCCTTCAAGTGCCCCTTGCGCCCGTAACATGGCTTGACGTACCCACCCGCAATCAGCCGTTTCGCGGCATCCAGCGAGCGAAAGCCGAGCGACCGTCCGTCCGGTGCGTAGTAGGGGATTTCGTGCTGTGCGTTCATGCGGGCACACTTCGAGTGCGGCACGGAAGGGAAGGAGATTGGCGAGAGTCCCGTCTCTCGGTATTGGCTGGTGGAGTTCTTGGGAGGGTGCGCTCTGCGCTTGCCTGCTGAACTGCGTGTTCACCTGAAATATACGCGAAGCGGAGGAAAACTGGAAACCCCGACGCTCACTTTTTCGTGCGCATGACCCAGGGCTGATCGACATCCGGGTTGTAGAAGCGTTGGTGCACACCGTCCGGCAGGATGATCTCGATGGACTGAGTAGTAACCTCGCCGATCTGGTCGCCCGGCTTGAGGTACGTGACAAGACCACGCTCATGGCCGACTTTCGGTGCGGCGTAGAGCCGTTGCTCGCGCCAGCCAAGTGAAAGTGCCCGATCGCGGATTGCATCGACAATCGCCGTGGCTGTGGAAACAGCTTGGTCCGCGGCTTGATCCGACTTTGGCTTCGGTCCCGCTTCGGCAACCGGAGGCTGATATGTGCGAGCATCCAGCGTGCGAACCGCGTTGAGCAGCGCTGCTTCGTCCAAGTGTTCGATGGCCCATTCGTGGACGGCGTTGAATCGGGAGCGGATCTGCTCATATTCGACGGCATCGATCTGCCCAGCCTGATGAGCCAGGCGCACCAGCGTCATCTTCGAGCGGAGCCACGCATAGAATTCCGGATCAAGGCGGCGGTACGCGGTGTCGTTCACCTGGACGTCGCGGGCAAACGCGGCGGGCTGGTCAGTGGACCATTGAGTGAGACCGGTCGAAACGTACAAGGCGGTTCCAGTCGATGTGGAGACTGGAACCGAGGCTGGAACCGCGCATATGGCTGATTCACTGGTACTTGCAGCTTTTGGTTCCAGTGCTCCAGTTGTTCCAGTAGGTTCTGGAACTCTTATAGAAATTAAACGCATCTCCCTCTCATAACCCCCCATACTGCCTTGCTTCTCCTCTATACATGTGCGTAGTAAATACTGGAACCACTGGAACCTGCATTGATAGATAAGGAGTTAGGCTGGAACCACAACTGGAACCCGGACTGGTACCAGCACTGAGACTGGAACATGCAGCCAGCTCTCATCCAATCTCCACCGGGCGACGGTACCGCCACTCCCGCAGTACCCCATCTCGAGCGTTGAAGCGTTCCCATCCTCTGGCGCGAAGACATCGCGCCACACGGTTCTTGTCCGCTTGCGTCCAGGTGTCCTTCTTCTTCTCGATGCAGTAGCTCAACACCTCCGTGATCGACACGGAGTCGCGGCTTTCCGCCCACGGCAGGATCAGTTCGTCCCAGGGATCGCCTTCGTATCGATCCGCCTGTTCTTCGGCGGCGCGCCGGTTCAACTCGGGCGAATCCAGCCACCACGCCTTCCCCTCGTGGAACAGAAACACGGCTTCGGCCCACAGTTGATCGCGAACCGTTGTCAGTCCGTCGACGTCGATCACCGGCGCCTTGCAGTCGACTGGCCAAAAACGCCGTCCACCCGTCTCGTCGCGCAGATACGTGCTGTGGTTGACGCTGCCCGCGAAGACGCATTGCCGTGGCACTTTGATCGTGCGTTGACCGTAGGGTGGTCGAAAGCGATCCGTCAGATGCCCCATGAAGTCCTTGACTCGTCCCACGTCGGCCCGCGTCATTGACTCCAACTCGGCGATCTCGACGATCCAGACGCCTTGGAGTTGCATCGAGGCGTCCTTCGACCCAAGCTCGGCGATCTCCTCCGCAAACCACGGCTCGGCCAAGACGCGCAACGCCGTGGACTTTTTGATCCCTTGCGGGCCTTCGAGAATCAGGCAGGTATCGGCCTTGGAGCCCGGAGCAAAGATCCGTGCGACCGCCGAGATCATCCAGCGGGAGCCGACCGCGGACGCGTATGGCGAAGGTTCGACGCCGAGGTATGTGTTGAGCCAAGTTGCGAGCCGATGCGTTCCATCCCAGGTGAGCGACTCGATGTATTCCCGCACCGGGTGAAAACGGTTCGCCTTGGCGACGGCTTCGACCGCCTGGCCAGCCACGTGCAGCGGCACGCTGATGTCCTGGTGCTGCAGCCAGTCGGCGGCCAGGATGTCTTCCGTCCCGCTCCAAGGGAGGGGGAGCGAGATGTCGGACGGCATCCACGGCGCCGGCCGCAGCGCGACGGTGTGGAGCGCGAAGTCGTCGTAAGCCAGCACACCACTCCACTCCGAAGAAAAGCGCAGAGCCGTGATGGCATTCGCCAACAGCGCCTTTACCGAGCCGTTCATGTTGAGCAGAAGCCCATTGCGCCAATTCGGTGACGGCTGTGCAGCAACAGCCGCCTGCGCCCCACGTGATCGAGCGGCACTTGTTCGCCCGCCGGCCGTCTTCTTCCGGCTGTCGATCCGGACGACCTTCATCTGCTTGCGCAATGCCGCTATCGGCAACCGCTCCTTGCCGTACTTCTCCTGAATCTGCCGTAAGAGATGTGGTTGAACGATGGGATCGAACTGGCCGACTTCGGCCAGTAGCGGATCAAGGACATGCGCCAGGTCCGCATCCGGTGTATCGGCGGGGAGCACCGCAATTGCCATCTCGAGTGGCGTCTGCGCTGCTGCGAGGATCTGTTCGAAGTCTGCGGCCGTCTTGCCCGAGGCGAAGAACTCGTTGACGTCAATCTTGGCGTCGGCCAGCAGCGCTTCCGCCTCAGGTGTTCCCTCCGGCGTTTGGGTCAGCTTCTCGCGTGCGGCGCACTGCTTGTCCCCCAGCGGTAGCACGGCCACCCGCGTTGCGATTCCATTGGCGCCGAGAATGCGCGCCGTTTTCAGCGCGCCATCCAGGCCGGCCTCGGAGATCTCATTGTCCTGGCAGACGAAGACGGTTTGGACGCCAGCGAGCTTGGGCAGCAGGCGCTCCCAATCGGCCTCGCGGATTCGCACGGTCACAGGCGAGACTACCGGGAAGCCGTGCTCCATCAGAGAAATGCAATCGGTGACACCTTCGGTGATGATCATGCGCGTGGGGCGCGTCAGCAAGACATCTTCGTTGTATAGAACGTCGTTCTGGATGCATTGCGCCACATGCTCGTTGTTGCGGTCGTT